CCTAAATTAAAAAAGTTTAAGGAAAAATCAACAGAACAAGATTGGATTAATTTATTTTTATTAACTTTGGCTAATGTTAAACAAGTTAAAATAAAGATAATCGGTCAAAACATTACTTTTCCAATAGGTGCTATTGTTGAAGTTTCTGAAAGGAGAGCCGATTTAGCAGTTAAAAACAAACTAGCAATATACTTATGAAAAAAATAATTTTACTTTTAGTTTTATTTATGGTAAGTTGTACAACGGATGAGGTTATACAAATACCTACAAAAAATGAACCAACTTGTTATCCAATTTTAGGGCGTGGTTATGATGAAAGAGGTCATTTTATTATTGTGAAAATATCAAATTTTAATAACAAACGTTATCAGGTTACAAATTATCAAGAATGGTTAAATAAATATGAGATTTGTGAGCCGATAACATTAACACAGGAGCATTTATGACAAATTATACCGATGTTATTAGCTTAGAACAAGCAAAACTCTATCTTAAAATTGATGATGGGCAAACCATTACCGATGCTGAAATAACTGGTATGATTAATAGTGCTTTATCTTTAATTGAAAAGCGAACTAATCATATATTTAAAACTCGTAATAAAGTTTATTACAGGGATTGTGCTTTGGTGCAACAAGTAAAAGTTTACGATTATCCTATTGATAATTCAGAAACCGAATTAGATATAATTTACAGACCGCTTTATGCTTTTGTTCCAACTGTTAACGATGTAGTAACCTTGACTATTGGTTATGAAAATGTAGATGACATTCCGCCTGAATTAATAGATAGTGCTTTGCAAATTATCAATTTTTGGTTTTATAATTCAGAAACTAAAAACGCTATGAATACTATTCCTGATTTTGTATTATCAAATTTAGATGTAAATAGACGCTTCTTATGATTTCAAGAAAATACGATAAATATATTGAAATTTGGAAAACAACTACCGTTCCTGATGGCTATGGTGGTAACGTTGTTACTGATGAATTGGATTACTCTATTTGGGCAAATGTAACAGCAAAGACATCAAATAGACTAAATGAAAACGGACAGAATGATAACTTTGTTCAAACCACTTTTACAGTAAGAAATCGAGTAAATATTCAATTATCAATTAAAGATAATTTTATAAAGTATAACGATATTATTTACAATATTGATAGTATTTTAAATATTGATTTAGACAATATTGATATTCAAATACAAGCTACTCAAAGAGGTAATTTTACCAATGCAATAAATCCATCTGTATAATGGCAGAAATAAAAGGCGTTAATAGTGTTATTGCTGATTTACGAAAGTATGGTAAAGAAGCCGAAAAAGATATACAGGGAGTTACTGAATTAGTGGCAAGAAATATCGAAAAAAACGCTAAACAGTCCGCTTCTGCAAACTTCGGTAAATTAGGGCAGTCAATACAAGCTGTTAAGATTAACGATTATAATTGGAGTGTTGAAGCTGGTGGTATATTAGCACCTTACGCTCCTTTTGTTGAGTTTGGAACTGGTGGACTTGTCCAAGTTCCTGATGAATTAAAACAACAAGCAATTAAATTTAAAGGCAAAGGAATTAGGCAAGTTAATTTAAGAGCAAGACCTTATTTATATCCAGCATTATTAAGAGGCAGAGCAGAATATTTAGACAAATTAAAAAAAGTATTAAGCAAATATGGTAAATCCAAATAAATACGTTAGAAAAGCTTTGTATGATGCCATATCAACTGAATATGACTGTTTTGATATGCAAGTCACAGGAAATATTAATCCTACTCAGTACGTTTTAATTTCAACACAGGATAAAGAACACGACAGACCTACTAAATGCAATGGCCGTTGGACTACTTATACATTACTTGATATAGTTTGCATTTACAACGGTGCCGGAAATGTAGGCAGTAGATTAGCAAATGACGATATTGAAAATAGAATACTTGAATTAATTGAAAATATAAATGTTTACGGTTATAATGTTATTAATCAAGGTCACGAGTTCCCTAGTAACTTAGATAGTTCTACGGCAACACAAACGGTTTATCGTAACTTTATCAGAGTTGTTTTAACACTTGAAGAAATACCAAATACGCCAAGCATTTAACTTTAAAATATTTTTTTTAATTATTTATAATTATTCTAAATAAAATTTATATCTTTGAAATAAAAATTTAAAACATAGAAAATATGAGTATAAGAGGAGAAAAAGGAATACTTTACATTTGGGCAAGTTCAGCTTGGAAACCAATAGCTTGTTTAACTTCAAACGGATTAAACACTACTTTAGCAATGATTGAAAGCACTACTAAATGCTTTCCAGGCGTAGTTAAAAAAACACCGGGTACATTTAGTTATTCAGTTGATGCTGAGGGCGAGTACATTGACACCACAACTGCTGGAGGTGATACAGCTAAACAATCTCACGATGCTTTGTTTTTGTTACAACAAAACAAAACTTTAGTAGAGTGGAAGCTTGATACAAACATTGACGATGCTACATCTGTTAAATATTACGGTGATGCGTATATTACTGACTTAAGTGCTACTTTTGGAAGTGGTGATGAGGTTACAACTTTTAGTTTAACTCTAGATGGTGATGGAGCAATTTTGTTGACAGACCCTAACACACCACCATCTGTATAATTTATGAAACAAATCAGTTTAAACATTGGCGGCGAAGATAGAGTTTTCTATTTCGGTTTAGGTTTCTTAGGAAACTTATTAGAAAGTGAAAATATAGCTATGAATGAGATTGATGCTAAGTTGGCTGAAAATCCCTTTAAGTGGATACCTTTAATAATGTTTTACAGTTGTGCTTTTGGTTATAAGCGTAAAAATGAATTTGCACCTTTTGATGCTTTTGACGTTGCAGATTGGATTGATGAAGTGGGAATGAATAGCGAAGTTGTAACTGATTTCTTTAAAGCATTTACACAATCATTAACTAAGGATGTTCCTGTAAGCAAAGACGATAAAAAAAAAGTAACGAAAAAATAAGCTGGAGCGAGGATGTAATTTCTTTTGCCATTGGTGAATTAAGAATGTCGAGTTTGGAAGCGGTTTACGATATGACGTGGGCGGAGTTTCAAATTCGACTTTTTGCATATAGAAGGCAAGATAAATACGATTGGATTAAATTAAGGGAGTTGATGTGGACAACTTATATTGCACCGCATCAAGACCCTAAAAAGATGCTTAAAAGTAAAGAGAAATTTTTACCATTAAACGGTGAAAAAAGAGTACAGGGAGTTTCTGATGAGGCAAAAGAAACTTTTATGAGAGAATTTAAAAAATATCAAGAAAAAGTAAAATGGCAGGAGGTAAATTAGAAGTACAGATTGGAGCAGACATTACCGACTTTGAAAAAAAAATCAAAGAAGTTGAGTTTGATATAAAGGAACTGTCAAAGGTCAAACTTGATAGGTTAAAACTTGGCTTAGATACGTCTGAAATCAATGCACAAATAAAAGATGCGAAAGCTAATTTAAACAGTCTTAAAACTACTGTAAAGGATACTGGCAATGTTATTGGAGGTCAGTTTACTAAACAAGTTGGTAACGGTGGTAATACCTTAATGCAATTTAGTCGTATTGCTCAAGATGCGCCTTTTGGAATAATGGGTATTGGAAACAATATTACTGCAACTGCTGAAAGTTTCAGTTACTTAAAACAACAAACAGGGAGTACAGGTGGAGCGTTAAAAGCATTGGCTTCATCTATTGCAGGAACTGGTGGTATATTATTAGGAGTTTCACTTCTTACTACTGGATTGACTTTGCTTTCTCAAAGTGGTTTAACTGTTGGCGATATTTTTGATAAAATTACAGGAAACTTTAACGAGTTTGGCGCATCAATTAAAAAAGCACGTGAAGAAGGTGCTGAAATGGCTGGAAAAGAAATTGAAAGTTTACGCGCATTGATTGCCGTTGCTCAAAATGAAAATATTTCTAAACATCAAAGACTTATTGCAGTTGATAAATTACAAAAGCAATTTCCAGCTTATTATGGTAATTTATCGGCTGAGAAGATAATGTATGGTGATTTAACTAGGGAAACTAATGCGGCTACAAAAGCATTATTAGCACGTGCAATAGCTGAAAAATTAAGTGATAAAGCGGCTAGTGTTTTTTCTGAAAGGTTAAAGGCGAATGGTAGATACATAGAGTTAAAACAAGAACTTGAAAAGTTTGATGAAGATATTGCAAAAAAACAGGCACAAGCCGAAAAGGAAAAAGGTAAATTTTTAGGAATTACTAACGACATAATTCGTAAACAACAAGCTGGAAGGGCGTCTATTTTAGAGGGTATAAAAGAAGAAAGGCAAAACATTATCAACTTAACCAAAGCGTATGACAATTACACAAATATAATTGATAAATTAAATGTAACTGCTTCACCGCTAACAGAAACTGATGCTCCAAAAGCACCAAAAGCACCAAAAGTAAAAGGGAAAAAGTTTGAATTTGAAGCTGAATTTATTGCTCCTTTTGTTTCAACTATTAGCGGATTAAGTGATACATTAGATGGTTTTGAAGAAAGAACAAGAACTGCTTTTCAAAATGCAACAGGCATTGTAAAAGAGCAGACTGATTTAATGACACAAGCTTTAGTTGAATTTAATGCTTCGGCAAACGATTTAATTTTAAATAGTATAGGTTCAACATTTTCACAATTAGGAACTGTAATAGGTGAGGCACTTGCAACAGGGGGGAATGTTTTACAAGCTATTGGACAAACACTTTTACAGGGGCTTTCTAACTTCTTATCAAGTATGGGAGATTTGCTTATAAAATATGGAACTTTAGCAGTTATTAAAGGTAAATTAGATTTAGCTATATTAACAGGCGGACCAGTAGCAATAGGAGCAGGATTAGCCGCAATAGCTGTTGGGGTTGCATTAAAAGCGGCTGCTGGTGCAATAGGTTCATTTGCTAATAGTGGTGGTAGAAATGCAAACACTTCAACAGGCGCAGGTTCTAGAAATGAAAGTTTTACTCAAAGCGGATTTACAGGCGGAGGCGGTCAAGGTGGAACGGTTGTTTTTGAAATAGCGGGGCAGAAATTAATAGGAGTTTTATCTAACACACTAAACGCAAACAGACGCTTGGGCGGTCAATTAGGATTATAATGGCAAAGAAAATAATATTAGCATATTCGGCACAACCCCTAACAGATAACACTGGTTTTAATTTTAGCATTGAAGTTAGCGGTTTTGATATTTACTTTAGCAATGGTGAAACCGAATGTAATATTGAGTATATTCCTTTTGGTGATACACCTGCCAATATAAATGAATTAGCGATAGGAGTTGATTTAGCAGAAACGTTACAAATAACGCTTAGTTATTTACGTGAAGTTTTTATCAATAGTCTTGTAACTTATAATATTGTAAATGACACTATTGAAGTATTTATTAATGCCGATGCTACGGTTACAGTAAATGGTAATACAAACGATAATATTACTTTAACAACAACCGATGTTGAGCCAAGTGGAGTTAATTTAATCTACTACTTATATTTTGATAATTATGTTTTAAATATTTACAAAGAAAATTATAGTGGTACTTCGACTGAAATTTACGGAAGTTTTGCCTTAAAAAAATCAAGTGTTGAAACGGTATTGACACCGATACGAGGCACAGGATTAGAGTTATCTTTAGAAGCAAATCAAAGCATTACTTTTGATGAATTTATATTAAATGATGAGTTTACATATAAAACAGAATTATTAAAAAGCGGTCAAATTATATTTGAGGGATACATCAAACCCGATGGAGTTCAACAAAGTTATATTACTGATTTATGGTTTATAAATATTGAAAGCACTGATGGTTTAGGGGCGTTGAAAGATTTGTCTTTTGTTCAAACAAACGGATTACAATTTACAGGCAAAATGTCTGTTTACAACGTAATAAAAGCTTGTTTAGATAGAACTAGATTGACTATGGATATTAATACAAGTATGACAGTTGCATACTTAGGTTATGCAGGAAGTAATATTTTAAAAGACATTTATGTAAATGCCGATAGATTTATAAAAGATAGTGCTGATATAGTTATAATGGACTGCAATGAGGTACTCACATCAATGCTAAATTTATTTTCGGCAGTCATAACTCAACAAGATGGTCAATGGTGGATTTATAGACCAAATGACCTCATTTTAAATGGTTATACGGAATTTATAAACCAAACTACAAACGCAACTTTTACAAAGAATTTAAATGCGGTTTTAGGTTCTCAAATAGATAACTTTTATCCTCACCATTGTAACGGTGATCAACAAATAGAAGTCAAAGGCGCAATTTCTGCATATCGTTTAAATTATCAATATGGTTTTTTAGATGGTTTTATTTCAAATCCAAATTTAAACCACGATAATTTAGATTATGATAATTGGACAGTCGACCCTTTGTTACCAGCTGGTATTTTAATAAATTATATTCCTGATACTTCTGGAGCAGTAATGACTTCTAGGGATGCTGGTTTAGTAATTTTTACAACCGAAGTTTTAACTTCTGATGCTTATAGTGTTTTTGAGGGCGATGTGTTTTTATTTCGTACAAAAGTTTCGTCTCAATATGTTAGGACAGAATTTATATTTATAATTTTCACAAGTGATGGTTATTTTTTAGACAGGTTTAATAACTGGGTAACTCCTGCAAATAGCGATTGTTATATATTAGTAGAATGCGGTTCTGATAATAATCCTGATATATCAACTGCAAGTTTTGAGTTAAAGATGCCACCAATGATAAATGATTGTGATATATCTATAATTATTTGTAGACCTTTAAATAGAGTGGCCGATGGGTTTTATTCATCCGTTGATTACATAAACATATTAGACAATACTATTAAAGAGAATGGAATAGTTGGCGAGTTTCATACAGTAACAAGATTTACACCACCAAGCTCAATTACAAAAGAAAATCAAACAGTTTTCAATGGTGATGGAAGTCAAGCGTTAATAGGTTCAATTTACAAAGAAGATTTATTAACTGAAACAACACAATGGACTAGAAAGGATAAATTTGAAAGTTTGCCTTTATTAGGTATTTCAGCGATGGATGATTTAAGAATACAAGCGAATGCTATTAAAGTGTTTTCGGGAAGTATTTATGGTGAAATACCATATATGTCAGTTATTACAATTAATAATATTGTTGGTTATTTTATGCCTATTGAGTATGATTATGATTATAAAACAAATATTTCACAAGTTAAATTATTACAGTTTTACAATGATGATATTGCTGATATACAATATGAGGTTTCACCTGACTATGGTAATAACACAATTAAACCAACAATAAAAGGTTAATTTTTTATTTATATAAATTCTAAATAATTTTTATATCTTTGAAATATGGAATTTTACAACGGAGAAGATAGAGTTTTATACTTAAAAATACTAGGGAACTGGCTACCAATAGGGTGTTTGACAAGTAACTCAATATCAGAAAATGTAGAAATGTTGCAAACAACAACTAGAGATAATGATAGTTGGAGTACATCAAGACCAACAAACCAAGCTTATTCTATAAGCTTTGATGGCATACAACTTAATACAACTATTGCAGGTGGTTCTTTTTTTGTTGCAAGTTATGATAAATTGAAACTTTTAAAAAGAGATAGAATTTTATTAGATTGGAAAATACAGGGTGCAATTTATCCAACAGTAGATTATGGTAAATGTTATATTACTGAAATTTCGGAAGCTTCGGCAGTTGATGATTTTTTAACCTTTTCAGGAACTTTAACAGGATATGGAATACCATTAACTAGAACAATTGGAGAGTTTGTATTAAACGATGGAGACCCGAATGTAATAATAACACCAGATACAACAGCAACATTAATTATAAGAACAAGCGATGGCAATTAATCCAGCAAATATAACCACTATTCGAGTTGGTGAACTACCAACAGGAACGATTACTTTAACTTCTAATATACCAGTTGAAAACGTAACTGATTTAGAGAAAATTACAGGTCAGGACTTAGTTGATTTTATAAATATAAATTCAAATGCTTTTCAATTTGAATTAAGGGATTTATTTGTAAACCAAACGTACATTGATGATAATTTTGATATAACTGGTTTAGGCACTGATTTAATGTTAGGTTGGGCAATTTGCAACGGACAAAATGGAACTCCTAATATGGATGGCTTAGTAAGTATTGGTTATGGAACTAATTACAATGTTATTAATGCTATTGGTGGTTCTAAAAATGCTGTTGTAGTTGAACATTCTCATCAAGGTTTATTTGTAAGTGGCTCGAATAGAGATAATGGAGACCCCGGCAATTATATTATAACAGCAAATGGAGAACCGAACGGCATACAATCAAGCACTCTAACTTATACAGCTAACGCAGGTGTTTCAGGTTTAAATAAAAATATGCAACCTTATAGAGTTTTACTTAAAATAATGAAATTATAAAGATATGGCAATCAATCCAGCAGATATTACAACGGTAAGAGTTGACCAGTTAGCATCCGATCCGATAACTCTAACAAGTCTTTTGCCTCATCAAGTAGGCACTGATTTAAAACAAGATACAGTACAAGCGTTAGTTGATTTAGTAGCTACTGCAATAGGTGCAGGAAGTGGTGTTGGTTATTTACCAATATCGGTTACAGACGGTCAACAACTTCCATCAGTACCATCAGACCCTAGTTTCTTTTTATGTGGCGCAGGGACTTATTTAAATATTAATGGTTTTCCAAATGTTATTTGTACAGGCGAATTGAACGCTGTAATGTCACTTACAGACCATTGGGAGTTGGCTGTTGAAATACCAATAGTTGCAGAGGTTGGAGTTCAAACAGTAACAGGTTCGGCAGTTGATAACACAGACCCTTTAAATCCTGTTATAAACGAGATTATCGATGGTGTTCAAACTATTGTAGCGGGTACAAATGTAACCGTTGACAATACCGACCCTTTAAATCCTATTGTAAGCGCAACAGGCGGTGGCGGTTCGCAAACACTTCAACAAGTAACAGATGAGGGTAATGAAACTACACAACATATAAAAGTAAAATTAATTGATGAAACTGATGAGTATATAAGTGAAATTACTCCAAATTATATAGAAGTTAGCAAGAGAGATA